CCTATGATAACGCTTTGATTTATCTTTGTTTTTGTACTTTATGGTAAGTAGTTCTGACATATAGTCTACCCACTCTGGCTCTTTGATAGCCTCTAATCTAAACTTGTGAGCATCTTGAACTACCTTAAATACATAGCAACCTTTGTTAGCATAGCACTTGTTACATATAGTGCCTTCTATTTCTGCTAGCTTGCTACCTGTCTTACAATCTTTAGCAGATATACCCCACGCATACGAGGGCATCTTACTAGGATTGGATAGTGTCCCTATCTTCTTCTCTATCTCTTTTGCTGTCAGCTTTTTCGATTGAGTCATAGTATCCTTTCTCTTTTAAATATTTATATAAAGATTTACAAGTCTTCGGTGTCTTGTCTCCTAATTTAAAGTTACCTATCACTGCTTTTGCAAATGATGTGTACCCAGTATATCTAGGATTAGTCATTAGCATACCATGTTCTGCCTGTAATTTCAAGGCACGAAGTAGCATGTTTTGTTGAAGTGTATAACCATCTTCAAACACATATGTTCTTATGTCTGTCATATTTTTAGATTTAACCTCCTTATTCCAAATCTAACATTGTCTATTGTTATCTTCTTAGTGTTGTAGTTGTATTGCATATTCTGAAATAACTTCTGAACATGATCTTGTGTAGTGCCTGCCATCTCACACCATAAGGCACAATCTCTAGTTTCAAACCAACGCTTAGCCCTGTCTACAACAGCAGGTGTTGAGTCTGAATTAGATATACCAAAAGCATCTTCAAACATAACTTGTATCTTTGCGATAGCTAGGTTTTCTTCTGGTGTCTTATCTTTTTTTTCGTAAAACATTTTTATCCTTTGGTAATTTTTGTAATGCACATGAGGCACAGTAATACTTTTTATCTTCTATTATTACTGCTTTATGATCACACTTATAGCATAATTTGATAGATGTGTCAATCTGTCGTATGTATTTTTCTGTCATTTTATGATAAGGTATCCTGTCGTTGCAGGGGGGTTAGTATATACTATCACTTATCTCTGCCCTCCATTACTTTATTGATTATAAAAAAGGCGACTACTGCACCTATTAATATTGCTATTATTCCTATTGCTAACATTCCTAATCCATATTCTATTGTCATAAAAAAAGGCTAGGCGATCTCTCGCCTAACCCACTCCTTTCTGTTGTTAAGATGCAAGAGCCTGAGACTTTTGCCACTCCTCGTAAGCTAGTCTAGCAGCAATCTTCTCTTCTTTTGTATCCTTAGGCTTGCCAATGTTCATGATAGAATCTGCTGCATCATCAATAGATATAACTAAATCCATACCTATCTTATCTGCAAGTATCGCAGGGTCTATCTGCCAGTTGATCTTCTCATGCTTGGCAAACTTCTCAACCTGTGAGAACTTAGTCATAGACTTAATGATCTCTTTAAATCTATTAGACTTAGCCACAACAGTTTGAATCCACTTGGTGTGCTTAAGAACTACATCTTGCTTGGCTTGGTGCATTATCTCAAACTTTGCAAACTCCAAGTCAGTACAAGGGATTGCTCTTGATCTGCAACCACCAGTACCAATGATGTGTAGTCTGTACTTATCTGACCACTCATCAAAAAGATTAGTGCCACCTTGACCACCCTTTAGCCAATGCTCATTGTCGTTACGACATTGTGCAAGCCAAGGATTGGTTCTTCTGTCATATCTATCAGCACCAGTCTTTTCTATGTTGATGTCTGCCTCGATATTACAGTCTGGATTGAGTCCTACCTTTTTCATATCTTCACGATACATAGCGTAGGCAAAGTTCTTACCATGATTACTGCTACCATATCTTTGGTATGAACCATTGTAAGCACCATCAAGTTCAAATGAGAAATGTTTTTGTTTGTCCTCCTCATCACCATACTTGTCTATTTGTTTTTCTCCTAACACTTTCATAAAGAAACAACTGTCTGTGCCTACGGCATTAACAGTATTGTATTTCTTTTGAAGTGATTGAAGTTGTGCAACATCATCTAACTCAAATCTTCTCTCAACTACTTCTTTCATAGTTGCAAAGGTTTGAGGTATTACCTCGTTGCAATACTCTCTCGCTTGAAAGAACTCCTCTTTCTCGTGAGAGTCTTGATCTTCACAATGCCTACGAAAGTCAATACTTAATGACTTACGCTTATCAGCATTGAGTCTTATCTCTTTTTGTTCCATGAGTACTCCTTATTGTTGGTTAAAAAAAAAGACACCACCCAGATGTCTGAGTGATGTCTATAATATATACTAATGTTACTAATGTGTCAACTAGCCAAGCCAAGTTGTATAGCTAGTTCTCTAGCTTGTGTATCGTCTATTGTTCTCCAATCACCATACTCTTGTGATTGTTGTTCTGGTGTTTGTGCTTGTTCTTTTGTTATAGGGTGTCTAACTCCTTTAAGTTTATTTCTTAACTCATAACGAGTGCTGTCATCACTATTCCACCTGTAATTATACTCAACAAACCAAGCATCTTCTAAATAAATTTTTACTGGCTCATTTATTCTTACATTAAGAGCATCTATTGCTTGGGACATATAGTCATTAGACCATTCATTATGGCAATTTAGTGTACAAAAATTACCACCACCATAACCATAAGTACCAACCCTATTAGATTGATACCACTTGTTACCTTTGTTACCACGAATTTGTCCAGATGATTTTTTATCTGCACACTTAGGATTCTGACACCACTTAGTCATCTTTCTTCTCCTGTTCAAAGTCTTCAAAGTTTTTATTGTATAAGTTTTTGATTAAGTTCCTAGTAGCTTTTGGAAACTCTACTTTAAATGAGTCCAAGTCTGCTAAATAACTGAATTTTATAGCTTTTTTGCCTATCAGTAAATACCTTAATCTTTGGTTCATAGGTACATTTCTAAACTTGTAACCCTCACGAACATCAAGATCAGTTACTAGCATGTTGTGTTCAGGTGTAGTAGTTCTCTTACCACCTTTTTTATACAACCTCTTACCAGTTGTACCATCAACTTGAAACTTTCTATCTTTAGTATCAAATCGCATTATTCTTTTTTCACCAACAATTTCTAACCTCTTTGGTTTCTTATAGAAAAAGGCACGACCTTTTTTAGACTTGTGCTTTTCTATTTGAGTATCAATAAAGGTATGAAGTTGTTGCTTAGTTATATATGTTTGTTTCATATTACCTTTCGTTGTTGTTGATTTGTATTCGGAGTGCCTAAGTATTTTAGAATAGCCTCGGCTCACGATCGACCTCTTGCCGTAAAATATTAGACACTCCCCTTGATTGTTATGGCTGTGGACACGGCATTAAATGTAGTTTCCTACTTGCCCAGTATTATTCAGCATTCTTCCTGTATTCCTCTCCCACATAACAAAAAAGGATAGCCAACTCTCGCTGACTACCCTTTAGTTATAACATAACTGATTGGTTATGTCAATTAGTTGCCACTTTGATCTTCGTGCATCTCGAATGGTTTGATTGGTATGCTAATAGTCATATTGTTTTTTACCCACAATGCGCTATCACCATTCCAATTTCTCCAACTCTCTTTCATCTTACGCATAACAAGTAGCTGATCTTGTGTAGGTTTCTTCTGAGTCCTAACAAGATGATGCAACTCGGCAAGATAATCTTCAAATGTTGTTTTCCATTTGAGATTCCAAGATGTGTCAACTATTGGTTTGTCCTCTAACATATATGTCCTTCCGTTGAGAATTATTTTATAGCAAAATTATTTGTTGTTGTCAATTAGCTTGTGTACTTCTTGAATCTTCTCATCTAGTTTATGTAGTTCTGAATAGAATGTAGGATTACCTATATGTTTAGTTTTAAGTTTAACCATAAGTTCATCAAACTTTTTTAATTTTAATTGTATTTGTCTTGCTAAATTTGTCATATGATTACTATATAAAAAAACCCCATGTATGTCAAACATACACAGGGTTTTCCTTTTTAACTTTGAGGGAGAAAAAAAGTCGGTTTACATAACAGGGAGATCATCAGCTTCAACTCGTCTGTGACCTTTATAATCCCAGTCGCTATATTCTTTTTTTGTTTCTTTAATGTTGTTAGTGTATACCTCAACAACATCAATAACAAATCTTGGTTTTGCAAAAGTAATTTTATATTTTTTAAGTTTTTGATATACTAACATTATTTTTCCCTCAATTTATTTTTTATTTTTTTTATTTCATAGTCTAACATATGATTATGATGACTAGCTTTTAGTTCTTGCAAAGTATATGGGTTACCTTTTTCTTTTTGTTTTAACTCATACTCTATTGCTCTATTCTTTGTTTGTACATACTGTATATCTGGTTGTGTTTGATCTGTCATATTACCTTTCTGCTATTACTATTAAACTAATTGCCATTGATATAAAGAAGTGAACCATTAAAAAATGGTCGTATGTTATTAAGTCAATCATATTGCACCCACCCCATATAAGATTGTGGTAGTGCAACCAATAACACCAACTAATATCAATATGCAAACCATTACTGTTGTTGCTAAATTATTCATATAAAAGTACCTATGAATTTATAAAATAACCAACCCCATATTATAATATTTGCAATAAGCAATACTAAAAATGAAGTATGAAATATTAAATTATATTCTTTAATAATTGAAATAATTTTATTCATCAGTTACTCCTGCACTATTTCTTAC